CCCAGACGAACTTCACTTGAACCTTGGTCTTTCCTGCGTTGCGGCTGTTCAGGGGATCATCCTGCAGATTGCTGCGAACCGCGGCGACCGTATCGCGTCCGAGTTGGCGCTTGCCACACACGAGAACAGCCAGGAACTGCTCACGATCAACGAGCAGCAGCTGCAGATCCTGAACGTTCTCAAGAAACTTCAGGAAACGGTAGAGGATCACTCCGAGCCGGACGTCTCCTGAGCAGGAAAACAGTAACCCAGAGAGGTCGTGATTCCCTTGGCAAAGCAGTCCGGCTTGGCGTGGACCACGCTGTCGGTCGATGACAGCAGTGGCACTCCGCAGGACATCCGCAACGACATTACCCACCTGGAGTTCACCACTCCACGTGCCGTTCAGGAAGTAACCGGCATCGACAAGTCGGCGGTTGAGCGTCTGCTCCTCCTGGCCGACTTCACCATCACTTTGACCGGTGTCTTCAACCCGGCAGCCAACAAGTCGCACGACGTCTTCAAGACAGTTCCGTCGACTTCCGTGAACCGCACTGTGTCGATCACTGTTGGCGGCAAGTCGCTTCCCAACGAAGTTCTCTTCACGGACTACCCGCTGACCCGTTCGGACACTGGCGAGCTCACCTTCGCGGTTCCCGGCAGCCTCGCCGATGGCACAGTACCTACCTGGGCTTAGCAGCTAAATAGACATTTCTTCGGCAGTCCATCGCGGATGCGGTGGGCTTTTTCGTGCCCTACTACCGGGGAGAAATCATGCAGTACAAGCGCAGGCGCAAGCTCTACAACCTCGACTTCGAAGGAACCGAGTACGAGGGCCTTCAGGTCAAGGTCCGCGGCCTCACCACCGGCGAGTACCTCGAAATCGTCTCCCTCAGCGCCCCGAACGCTGAGGGAGACCGGGAAACCGAGGGGATGCTCCGCCTGTTCGCGGACCATCTTGTCTCGTGGAACCTGGTCGACGAGGAGACCGGCGACCTCGTACCGACCACATACGAGGGTGTCGTCACCAACGACTTCGTGATGAACATGTTCATCATCAACGCCTGGACGGAAGCGCTGGCCACGGTACCGGACAAGACGGAAAAAAAGTCCGTGACTGGCGAGAATCCCCTGGTGGTGTCGATTCCTACGGAAACGTTGTAAGGAAGCCGAAGGAACTTGAACGGGCTGAACTCCTGATCAGCCTGTGCAAGTTCTTCCACAAACTTCCCAGCGAAATCCTCGAAGAGGATGTGGAAGTGATCCAGCTGGTCCAGATCTACCAGATGGCGCACCCGGAGGAGGGCAGTCGCGATGGCTGATGACATCACACTAACTGTCCGAGTCCGGGACCTTTCCCAAGGCGAGCTGTCGCGCATCAACGCGCAGATCCACCGGCTGGATCAGAACATCCGTAACGCTGGCAACGGAACCAACGGGGTCGGACAGAACTTCCGCCGACTCGGCAGCGACATTGACTCCCTCGGCGTGCGTATGCGCGCCATGACAGACGACGGAGCCCTAACCCAGCGCGGTCTTCGGGACCTGAACCGAGACATCATCCTTGTCTCTCAGGGCCTGCGAAATGCTCGTCGGGATGGCGACCTGACACGGTCCACGTACCGTTCGATGACGCGCGATCTGGACCTGCTGCGCGCACGCATGCGGCTGTTGAGCGGCGACGGAAACTTCATCACTCGTCTCGCGTCGAGATTCATGCTCTTCGGCGGCCACATCCGCAACGCGAACCGAGACGCTGGCCTCTTCCGAAGGACATTGGCCGCTCTGGCGGACTGGGGAGCCCGCGGAATTGCTCGTGGCACTGCAGCGCTTGGCATCATGACTGGTGCCATGGGGCGCTTCGGTGAAAGGCTCGCAAAACTCCCGCAGGCCATGTGGATCTTCCTGGCCGTCATCGCCCTGATTGGGCCTGCGGCTCAGGCCCTGGGCGCTATCCTGACAACCGCCCTTGCGGGTGGTTTCATCGCACTGGGTGCATACGCCCTGAAGGGCAGCAACCAGGTCAAGGATGCCTTCACCCAGATGAAGAGCACTCTCGGCTCGGTTCTGCGCGACTCCGCACTCCCGCTTCAGGACGCTCTGTCTCAGGGGATGCTGCAGGTCAGCATTGCCGCCCGGCAGATGGCACCGGCCCTGAAGTCGGCGTTCGCCGCCACAGCACCACTGGTGAAGAACTTCGTTGGCGCTATCACCGATCTTGCGCAAAAGGCCATGCCAGGCGTCGTATACGCGCTTCAGAACTCGAAGCAGGCCATGGCTGGATTCCGCGCCGCCATGGGCTCGATTGGCACTGGGTTCGGCAACATGATGCGCATCATCACCCAGGGCAACGATCAGAACATCGCGCGAGCATGGGTGGTTCTTGGCAACGAGATCCGCAACGTTCTTGAATCGATCGGCGAATTCTCGTCAGCGATGCTCAAGAGCGGAACCGCTTCGCTTCTCATGATCGGCATCTTCCGCCTGTTCACGGGTGCACTCAATGTCGTATCGGGCGTGTTCCAGGCCCTGGACCACCTGCTGTTCAACATTCCTCAGCATCTTGCCAACGCCATCGCTGGATTCAACAAGCTCGGCACTTCTTTCGGTAATTCCTCCCAGCTGTCTCTGATGAACATCACGCAGCTGAAGGACAGGCTCAAGGAAGTAAACGCTGAGATCAAGGATCAGCAGTCACTTCTGCAGAACAAGAACCTTCCGTCGCCCATCAAGAACCAGGCCAAGGACAACCTCAACCAGCTCCTGAAGGATCGTCAGGATATCCTTTCTGCTGTCTCGGCAGCAGAGGGCGACAACGCCACTACCGTCAACAAGGAAGCCGACGCCTACAAGAACCTGCTGAATGCCATCGAGGCCCTTGCCGAACAGAACCGGAACTACCTCGACTCGCAGTCGGCTGAGCAGCAGGCCATCGCTGACGCCCAAAAGGGTGCCAAGAGCTACACCCATGCCCTGAGCATGAACAAGGGTCAGCTCGACCTGACCACTGAATCGGGGCGCAAGGCGTACGAACTGCTGTCGAAGATTGCTTCCAGCACCAAGGACGCCACGGACAAGGCGATCTCCGCCAACGCCCCGTGGGCCCAGGTGAAGAAGAACTGGGACGACGGGTACAGCAGCATCGTCAAGCTCGGCCACGGTATGGGCTTGACGACAAGTCAGGCGAAGGATCTGGCCAACCAGATCCTCGGCATTCCGCCGAGCAAGGACTTGGTCATCAAGGCCAACACGTCCGATGCGATCACCAGCCTGGACGCTGTCGTAGCCGCAATGCAGGCGACCCCTGGTGCCAAGACAATCACCGTCAAGGCGCTCAGCGGCGATGCTCAGCGGCTCCTGGAGACTCTGGGATTCCAGGTACAGCGTCTTCCCGATGGAACCATCACCATCACCGCCAAGACGGGCAGCGCCAGCGAGAAGCTCGCCGAGGTCCAGGCGGCACGCGATGCCCTGAAGGGCAAGAGCATCACCATGTCGGCGGCGGACCGCGCTTCCGGCGTCATCGCGGCGATCCAGGGATGGGTCCGTGCCCTGACCGGAAAGACCATCACCATCACCACCGTCCACCGGGACGTGATGGAGACGATCTTCACGGCACCACAAGGGCAGGCCGACGCGCTGCGTCAACAGGCTCAGCGGTTCGGTGGCGGTGCCACAGGTGGATCCGCCGAGCAGATCGCTCGCCGCGGGTTCGCCACCGGCGGCTCGATCTCCGGTCAGATTCTGAGCGGTCCGGGAACCACCACCTCGGACAGCATCCTGGCACGCTTGTCCAGGGGCGAGTTCGTGATGCGGGCTGCGGCTGTACGAAAGTACGGTCTCCACTTCATGCAGGCCGTGAACTCCGGAAGCGCCAATGGGCTTCCAGGATTCGCAAGTGGTGGCCTGTCGCAGAACGCTCGTGACGCACGGAGCACCATCTCAGGGAATCTTGGCATTTCCTGGTTCGGGCGATACGCGGGCTACACGATGACGCCCACTGACAAGGCTCTTGCGACTCCACCGGATCTTGGCACCCTGGTTGCTTCTCTGAACGATCTGAGCGATCAGATCAAGGCCGGATTCTCCGGTCGTCAAGAGTCGTATCTGATGCGGCAGCTGACGATCGCTGGCAAGGGCTTGATCAATTACGACAAGCAGCTGTACAAGGTCACTCAGTCTTTGGATTCAGCCAAGAGCAAGCTCGACGACCTGAAGAACTCGGCATCCCAGCTGTCCAGTGCTGTACAAAGCGGCGTTCTGTCCGCTTCGGACATCACCAAGGGCGCATCTGGCGGAGCCCGGGTCACCGTGTCCTCGGTCATGGCGGGTCTCACCTCTTCGCGAGACAAGGCAAGCAGCTTCGCAAACGCCTTGTCGACTCTGCAAAAGCGTGGCCTTTCAAAGGACCTGATTCAGCAGATCGCCGAAGCCGGTATTGACAACGGCGGTCTTCAGACGGCAACCGCCCTCATGGGTGCTTCGTCGTCTGAGATCAAGTCAATGAACAGCCTGCAGTCGCAGATCAACTCCTCTGCAGCCAAGGCTGGCCAGAACGCCGCCAATGCCGTGTACGGAGACGCGATCAAGAACCAGGAGAAGGTCGTCCGCGCTCTCACCGCGGCACAGGACCGGCTCCAGAAGGCCATGCTCAGCTTGAGCCGCGTCATGGAGAAGATCCTCGCCAAGGCGGTCGGGAAGAAGGCATCTGGCGGTGTTGTCGGTGCTGCTGCATCTGGCGGTCTTCGTGGCGGCCTGACCTGGACCGGCGAACACGGACCGGAACTCGTCCGACTGCCGGTTGGAAGCCACGTGTTCTCCAACCCGGACTCCCGTCGCATGGTGGCCAACACATCCTGGACATCGATGCTGCCAAGGCACTCCGGCCGTCCCATCTCCAACGGAATGGGCGGTGGCGGAGTAGCCCCACGGCCCGTCGTTGTGCACCAGACCATCACTCTCGATGGAAAGGTCATTGCAAGGCAGATCTTTGATCCGCTGCGCGCTGAAATTGCACACCGTGGCGGAAATGTTCAGAACTCGCTCGGCCAGAGAGGGCGTTAATGGAAACCGCTGCTCCTTTGCTGCCGATTATCGTCGAAATCCGGACAGACACCGTGTGGACCGACGTAGCCAGTGACGTTCGCAAGGAGCAGTGATGGCTTTCCCTAATACCCCCCTGCCTATCACGGTTGAACTTCAGCTGGGGTCCACGTGGACCGATATCACCAGTGACGTTCGTGCAGAGCAGCAGATACGCATCACGCGGGGCCGATCGGACTGGGGACAGGACGTCGACCCCGGGACCTGCACGCTCACGCTCGACAACAACACAGGTAAGTACTCTCCTCGTAACCCCAACAGCGTTTTCTACGGGCAGACCGGGCGGAACACACCGATTCGCGTGTCGGTGAACTCGGGTCAGACGTATCTGCAGACTATCGGCAACACTGACGGTGTCAGTACCCCCGACACGGGGGTGCTTGACATCACGGGTGACATTGACATCCGCATCGAGGCCCAGCTCAATGACTGGTCCCCGTCCGGACAGATGGAACTGTGCGGGAAGTGGGACTTCCCGTCGGCGATGTCGTGGATCTTCTATCTCGACAACGGAAAGCCGAGCTTTGTATGGAGTGCGGACGGCTCCACATCCACCTTCATGCAGATCAATACGATCCCCACGCCACCACCCTCGGGGCGCATGGCGATGAGAGTCACGTTTTCTCCGAACAATGGTGCGGGCGGAAAGACGGCAACTTTCTACACTGCTCCATCCATAGCTGGTCCATGGACTCAAATCCAGGCTCCGTACACCTTGACCGGCACCACCAGCATATTTTCCGGTACGAGCGCTCTGTTCGTCGGTGCCGTATCCACGACCGCATTCATCGACCCGGCTGGAAAGTTCTACGCCTTCCAGCTCTACAACGGCATCAACGGAACCCTTGTCGCCAACGCGGATTTCACGACGCAGACCACCGGCGCGACCAGCTTCACCGACAGCACGGGACGTACGTGGACAACCCGCGGCGGGGCAACACTGACCAACCGGCAAGTACGCTTCGTCGGCGAAACGACTTCGTGGGCACCACGCTGGGAAACGAAGCACGACATCGTCACCGAGGTTCAGGCGTCTGGCGTCCTACGGAGGTTGACACAGGGGTCGAAGTCTCTCGATAGTACTCTCCGTCGTCGTATCCCTTCGGGTAATCCGAAGGCTTACTGGCCGATGGAAGACGGCTCAGAAGCAACTCAAGCGGCTTCCGCCCTTACTGGCGGATCACCCTTGTCAGTCAGTGGGCTCACATTCGCATCCGACAGTTCACTGTCGGGCTCTTCACCCCTTCCTGTGCTCGGGTCCTTTTCGACGATCACAGGCGCTGTGCAGGGCGCAGCAGCAGGCGGCTGGCACGCGGAGATGGTCTACAACCTGGCTGCACTTCCTGCAACCGAACAGACCATGCTCAGCGTCCGCCTGAACCCCGACTCCACAGGCGGTGTCACACAGGCAGTCCTACGTGTGTCCACCGCCGGAATCCGCGTGCAGGCACTCGACATCGACGGCAACGTGGTGGCGTTCTTCCTCTTCACCACTGCCGCAGCCCTCACAGCGTTCGTAGGAAAATGGAACCGTCTGCAGATTTTCTCTGCAGTCAGTGGATTCACCACGTACGTCAACGCCGCATGGTTCGATATCAACACTAATTCCTGGTGGTACGCCAACACCTCGTATAGCGGTGCCCCCGGCACCGTAATCGGAGTTTCGGGATCATGGGGCAGCGACTTCCAGGGGATGGTCATCGGTCACCTGGCGGTCTTCGATGTTGGTGGCGTCGCTCCCCCTTCTACTGCTCCTGGCGTTTTCATCTACGACGGAGCGGACAACGCATTCCTCGGCGAAACGGCGAGCACACGGATCGTACGGTTGTGCGGCGAGGAGGGAATCACCGCCTACACCACAGGCGACAGCACCGAGGTGATGGGCGCACAGGAAGAAGCCGCGTTCGTCGATGTCCTGAGGGAGACGGCCAACGCAGACGAGGGAATCCTCTGCGAAGGGCGTGAGTACGTAGGGTTCAAGCTGAGGAACCACATTTCCCTGAACAACCAGCCGCCGTCTCTGGCTATCGACTACTCGGCGACACCCGGCCTCGTAACACCACTGGAGCCGACCGACGATGACCAGTCCGTCCGCAACGACATAACTGTCACGAGGACGAACGGAAGCAGTTCAACTCTCAGCCTCGACAGTGGAGCACTCTCCACGCAGACTCCACCATCCGGAGTGGGCCGGTACACGGACAGCATCACCATCAACATTGAAGACGACGATCGAACCCTGGATCACGCGGGGTGGCGTCTTCATGTAGGAACATGGGACGAGACTCGCTACCCAGTGGTGCATCTCGTACTGGCGAAGATGGCTTCTCAGCTGGAAACGGTTTCCCACCTCGACACTGGTGACGTAATCCAAATCAACAATCCACCATCCTGGTTGCCGCCTGGGCCAATCAACCTCATGGTGCAGGGTTACACCGAGACCATCGACCAGTTCACATGGAACCTGGATCTCAACTGCACGCCATCCGGCCCGTGGAACGTGGCCTACACGGGAATCGTTGAGGATTTCGAGGACACCACGTATGCAGTGAGCATCACCAACGGCGGAAATCTCCCTTGGTTCCGTTCACAGGCTCATTTCAATACCGGGTCCTGGTCATTCCAGTCGGGAGCAATCAGCAACAACCAGACTTCCGACGCGATAATTGCTGTTCCTTACGGTGCGACTGAACTTACGTTCTGGTATCGGACCAGCAGTGAGGCATCAGGTCCTGGATTCGCGGGTGACCGGCTGATTGTGCTGGTGGATTCCACTCAGGTGCTTCTCGCACAGGGCGAAACGGGATGGACCTCGTTCACTACGACTGTCACTGGTGCCAGTTCGGTGACGTTCCGCTACGCCAAGGACAACAGCGCCACTTCCGGCGAGGATGCGGTCTGGATCGACGACCTGACCTTCAAAACGCAGGCACCTATGCGTGCCGACACGGCCGGAAGTCAGCTTGCTTCAAGCGCCACGAGCACTGCTACCAGCCTGTCCGTGTCTACTACGTCCGGGCCGCGGTGGATTGATTCTGCAGCCCACCCGGAGGAATTCCCATTCGACATCATGGTCGGAGGCGAACGCATGCGGGTGACTGCTGTATCCGGTACTTCGTCTCCGCAGACCTTCACAGTAATCCGAAGCCGTAACAACATCGTCAAATCCCAGAGCTCCGGTACTGCTGTGCAGCTTGCTGATGTCGCATACATCGCCCTGTAGGAGAATTCCATGTCATACCCGACTCTGTACGCCGGGCAGAGGATCACAGCAGCACTTCTGTCGTCGATGCAGTCCATCGACGCGTACAAGAGCAACAACACCGACCGAACTAGCACAACCACCCTTGCTGACGATCCGGATCTCACCACACAGCTGGCAGCAAACGCTGTGTACCGGGTCATATTCCGGCTGCACTACGCAGCCACGAATATCGGTCGGTTCAAAACCGCATGGACGACCCCAACGGGGGCCTCAGGAAGCCGAACTGCTGTCGGCCCTGACCAGGGCGTGATTCTTTCCGGCACGTCATCTGGTGGTCAGGGCCGGTACGGCGTTCATAACTTCACCACTGCTTGTACCTACGGAACTCGCGACAGCAGCACCAACCTATGTTCAGCAGTGGAAGAAGCGATCGTCTTTACCTCCAGCTCCGGAACCCTGGCGATCCAGTGGGCACAGGCGACTTCTGACACCTCTATCACTCGTCTTGGACAGGGTTCCTCCATGCACGTACTTCGACTCGCCTAGGAGGAACCAATGGCAGACAGCATGCCCTACCCGTATTACCGCCTTCAGGCGGACGGAATGGATGAGACCGGCTTCGTGATGCTCTTCCAGCTTTCGGAGGGTGCTGGCGGACCGCTCACTGGGATGACAAGCCAGGGCGTCCTTGACCACCTCAAGACCTACTTCTCGGGGGACGGTACGAACGTGACGGTGAGCCTGGCTTACTCCAGCGTCACCATCGAAAACAACCTCTGAAAGGCCGCAAATGCGCAACGTCCTTCACCTGATCGAACAGCACGATCAGCCACACCGGCTCGGACGTCATGTCGAGCACGATCCGCGATCCTTGGCTTACGCGCATGGTGTTCTTCCCAACTCGGCAATCAAGCCAGTGCAGTGGACGCGGCGCATTGCAATTCTTGACCAGGGGCAGGTAGGAAGCTGCACGGGAAATGCTCTCACCGGCGTTCTCGGAACTGACTCGGCTGGTCGTACCGCTACGACCTCTGTCACCGTCAAGGCGGACAGCAAGGGCGTATTCACGGCAGGAACTTACACGCTCGACGAGCAGTTCGCGGTACTGGCGTACACGCTGAACACGAAGCTCGACAACATTAAGGGCGACTATCCTGCCGAGGACACCGGTTCCACCGGAATCGCCTGCGGTAAGACCGGCCAGCAGCTCGGTCTTCTGGCTGGTTACACCCACGCCTTCTCCCTTGCCGCCCTGAAGTCGGCGCTGCAGAACGGCCCAGCGATGATCGGCATCGTCTGGCTCAACAGCATGTTCGAGCCGGGCAGTGGCGGTGCTATCAACGTCGACCAGAGCTCTGGCGTGGCTGGTGGCCACGAGCTGGTCGTTTCCGGGTGGGACGGGCACTACTTCCGCCTGGACAACTCCTGGGGCTCCAGTTGGGGCGACAACGGATCTGGCTATGTCGCGGAGTCCGACATGCAGTGGTTGCTGTCGCAGCAGGGCGACGTGACGGTGCCTGCCTATGCGGCGGCTCCGACCCCCACTCCTGTCCCTGCGGACCCCGACCTCGCCATGGCGCTCGCGGCCCGTAACTGGCTTGCTGCGAAGGGACTGTAGCGATGGTCGATCTCTGGATGCCCGGAGCGGAAAGGCACCCTGTCGGGAACACCGGGTCCATGGACGGCGGCCCTTCCCGCGTGGTCTGGCACATCACGTCCAACGACAACGACTGGACGTACGAAAACGAATTGGGATGGTTCACGGGCGGTGGGGCCGATGTTGCGCCTCACCTTCTTTGGGATCCTTTTTCCGGACGTGTGGCTCAGATGTTCCCCGCGGATTCCCGGTCGCTGAGCCTTCAGAATGCTGGAACCGTCAGAACCAACCGAACTGGAAGCTACTGCATTCAGATCGAGACGGTCTTCACGCAGAACGAGACGGTCAACGGCAAGAAATACGCCACTGTGGCCGACACCCCTTGCAAGGGTCTGAGTTCCATCATGGCGTGGCTGCGAAGCCTTGGTATTCCTGACGGCTGGCCAGCCGGTCCCCCTACCGGTTTCCACCGCCAGGACGTGACTGTCGATTTCTGGCTGAATCACGGCGGCCACTACGGGCACTGCCACGTACCCGGAAATTCGCACATTGATCCGGGACCGATGCCGGATCTCTTCTCGGCTCCCTCTCCCCTGGAGGACGACATGACTCCCGACCAGGCAGCGCAGCTCAAGGAGCTGCACGACATGCTCCTGCCCTTCATGGGCTGGGACTACAAGGGGAAGGGTCCGGACGGCAAGCCGGACCCGTCCGACGCCTATGCCTATCTGCGCGGCACCAACGCAAAGATCGACGCCCTTTCCGCGAAGGTTGCCTCTCTCCAGACGCAGCCCCTGACTGACGATCAGATCGCGAAGATCGCAGCCGCGGTGGCCGCGAACCCGACGCTGGCGAACTCCATCGCCGACACCCTCGCTGCGCGCCTCAAGGACTGAGGAAGGGATCACCATGGCTGCACCCGTAGAGACCAAGGTGAAGGCGGCCACCAGCGCTGCCTTCCTCGTCGGCCTCGCTGTCGCTCTGCTGAACTGGGCAGTCGGGGACTCCTCGCTCATGGGGTCCCTGCCTGCCTGGGCGCAGGCTCTCGTCACCCTGGTCGTCCCACCTCTGGTGACGTTCCTGTCCGGGTGGCAGGCACAGCACACGCCTCGTCCTGACACGGGCGTACTGACCCCCGTGGACACCCAGGACTGAACTGACCGGAGGCGCTCGTGCATGACGAGGTCACCCTGGGCGAGCTCGCTCGTCGAATTGAAGACGTGCGACGTGACTGCAAAGAAGACACGCAGGAGCTTCGCCAGATGATCGCCTCGAAAGTCAGCATGGAGCGCTACCAGCTAGAACAGCTGGCACGAGAAGAAGCGCATCGGCAGCTCGTCGACCGTATCCGCGCCGTCGAAGATGCTCGGGAGCTTGAACAGCAGCAACGCCGGGAAGACGCTCAACGGCTCGCCGACCGGCGGGCCGTTGATCGACGCTTGATTTTCACGGCGATCATCGCTCCGATCTTGATGCTCTTTCTGCAGCTGTATTTGAGCGCACGAGGAGCTGGCCAATGAAGCGGCTGCATCAGGAAACGGTGCAGTATCGACGACATGTCGACATCGTATTCGGTGTTCTCATGCTTGCAGGGATAACCCTGCTCGCCATCCTGGCCGTATGGGTCCAGGATCTTGCGTCCGACCTGAAGGTATCCAACGCCGCCAGGGACGCCTTGGCTCAGCAGGTGCAGCAGTTGGGTGCAAAGCCTGTTGCAGGTCCCCCTGGAAGCCGCGGAGCACCCGGGCTGGTGGGTCCCAGCGGGCCCCCAGGTCCAACCGGACCGCCGGGACCCAGTGGAAGTCCCGGCAAGCCCGGACGCAACGGAAAAGACGGTTCGGACGGAACAAACGGCGCTGACGGAGTCTCGGTTACCGGAAGCCCGGGGATCCAGGGGCCGCCTGGACCTGCTGGCCCAATGGGGCCACAGGGGCCTGCGGGACCGGCTGGCCCAGCAGGCGCTGATGGCAAGGACGGTACTGACGGCAAGAACGGTCAGACGTGTCCTGACGGGTACTCACTGCAGGCACCGTCGTATGACCCTGATGCTCTGGTGTGCAGACGAGACGGTGCGCCGGACCCGAGTCAGAGCCCTTCCCCGTCCTCTCAAGCAGCCGGACTCGATCCAAGCCGTCGGCTCTACATCTAGACTGAACGAATGGCGCGAATGATGCGAGCCATCCGTTGGCAGAACGAGACGCGGACCTACGCATATGACGTCAAGGGGTCATATCGAGCGCAGGAGAAGCGCGTCACGCAGATCGAGATCGACAGCTTCTTCGATGACATCGAGGACGACCGGCGAGTCCGCGAGTGCTGGAACTTCATGTACTCGCTGCACCCAGCATGGTTCGCCGACAAGGTTCTCGACATGTACGAGCTCCCTAAGCCGCCTTCGAGAGCGCGTCGTATGCCCGAATGAGGTCGATGGCACGGTACACACGTGGCTGTCGACCTCGTTTCTCCGCGCCGGTCCGGCTGCGTACCCCTACTGGCTTGATCTGCCACATCACAACGAGCTGACGCACCTGAACGGGATCCAGGACAGGCGGTCCGAGTAGCTGCGCCGCTTCCCCCACTGTCCAGAGGCGCTCGTCCTGATCGACGACGAGAAGCTCTGTGGCTGTCCATCCCTTGCTGCTCACACAGCCTCCCCGTCCATGCTGGTCCAGACGAACTGCAGAGCGTCCCCGACTACTGCGTAGTCTGCCCGCCAACGAGGACGTACACCGTCGTCGTTGGCGCATTCCGGGTTGATGCACACGATGATCCCTGTGGCAGGCTGCCAACGCATGGTCTGATATGTGCACCAGGGGCAGCGCAGCTCCTCCTCCCCCGGCTCCCGTGGGACTCTGTGGAGTCCGAGATCCGGGTTGAATACGGCCTGAGCGCGACGTACCCAGCTGTCGACATAGCCGAGGACCCCGAGAACAGTCTGATCGTCGACCGAGTGTGAGAAGTTGACGAGGGACTGCAGCGCCATCTTGGTGTTGCCGTCGGATCCGCCGCGCCGCGCTCCGCGGACTCCCGTGACGGCGGCCCGCATGTTGACCTCAAGGCGTCGGATCTCGGCGTAGAAATCATGTATGGCACTCGCTGCCGAGCCGTGCCACGGTATTGTTGACGCAGTGAGTTTTTGACGGCTGATCGGTTGTCCCCGACCAGCCTCCTTGTAGGGAAGCATGACTTCTAGGGCGCAGTACAAGCGCCACGCTTCCTCTGTGCTACTCCTCAGGCGCTCCCTGAGGCTCCCCGGATCAGCGCGCATGGACGCATTGTAAGGCGAGAAAGCAGAAAAGCCCCATCAACTCCTGTAATTGGGAGTTGATGGGGCTCTTTTTTGTTGACGTCAATTAGCGACGAGCATACGGCGCTCGTTCAGCAGCTTCCTGAAGTCGGGGTCGGCCTCCGCGTGTTCGCGATCGATGGACTCCTGAATGTCCGGGTCGAGAACGTCGGATCCGAGGAGGTTGAGAGTCGAGGCGTAGATCTCTTGGGCCTTCGTCATGGCGGTACCCCGCTTCAGCGTTGCGCTGTTTACTTGGATTGTAGGTCTGCCGCGCCCTCTTGTGCAGGATCCTTCTGCAGAGCTTCCCGCAGAAGTTCGGGGTCTTCCACCTGAATCGTCACGTGCGTCTTGGTGATGCGGTTCTGCGTGTCCGGGTAGTGCTCGCACCGGTAGTCGTAGACGCGGAGAATCTCCGCAGCGTCCGACCTGTGTGTTCCGATCTCCACCCAGGGGTACGTTGGGTCTTCGCGGACCTGAACGGACCACAGCTCCCGTTCCTCTATGACGGTGCCCGGAGTTTCCGTCTTCTCGTCAGACATGCTCTCCCTTTCGCAGGTGCTTGGCGATGGGGTCATCGTACGAGGCTTCCTGCCTGAGGTCAGGAAGCAGCAGGTTCGTCAGAACCCTTCGGACGAGAGGAAGCCACCCTGCGCTGCGCCGGTGCGCCAGAACCTCCGACCGGACCACCTGCTCGTCAACGTCTCGGTTCATAAGGGCAACAACGTCGTAATTGGCGTCCTCCGCAGTTCCTGTGGTGTTGGCTATGCCTACCCGGGCAATCTCAGAGGCCCTGTCGGCGTCCCCGCCTGGCCACACCTCGACACGAACGACAAGCATGTGAGCTCTTTTCCTGCAGAGTGGAATTCGAGGAAAATGAGGTGGAAGGGGCAGGGATCGAACCTGCCGTGCCGAAGCACTCGGTTTACAGCCGAGCCGGAGCACCAGCTCCATCCCTTCCGTGGCCCGTACGCGCCTCCCGGTGGTGCCATACCGGGGCTGAATGACCTCGCCCTGCTGATGCTCCTCCGCAACCTCTAATCAGTGACACCTATACGGTGCCAAATTCGACAAGAGGTACGGTCGCAAGGCGGAAGCTGGCGCTTGTGAACGTCAGGGATAGGACCGTTTCGTTCACCGTAGGGAGCCTGGGACTCGAACCCAGAATCCGCGGTTTTTGAGACCGCGAGCTTTACCAATTAGCGTTAGCTCCCCGTGCACCTGGAAGGATTCGAACCTTCACCGTCAGCGTCCTCAACGCTGTGCCTCTGCCATTGGGCCACAGGTGCGCCCGCCTTTTGCGCGAACCGGTAAGGCGGAACCGGTTGCCCCGAGCAAAGTGCTGTGAGCTGGAAGCAGACTCACAGCACTCCCCAGTACGCGTAGACACGGAGGGATTCGAACCCCCAACACCCGCCACCTGAAGACGGTGCCTCTACCAAATTGGGCTACGTGTCCTGGCGGAGGACCCCAGCAATCACCATCTGAGGCCCTCCTGTGTAAGTGATTTTCAAGGTCACTGTCCGACTATTGTCGCCTGCACGGTTGGACGGTTTTCAGTTTCAGCAGCATTTGCTCTGCCTTTGAGCTACTTGCGCTTGAACCGGGCCCCGGTTCCGAGGGGGACACGGAACCGAGAAGAGGGGCCCGGGGGCTCTCGCCAGGGGTGGGGTGTCGGCGAGAGCGGTGCACAAGGGGAGAATCGAACTCCCATCAATGCTGTATGGATCCGCCAGGTCGATCAGACGAACGTCGGTGGTGCTGAGACTGGAGCAAGAATCTGAACTTGATGCACTCACGGTGCCTCTGCCATTTGGGCTACCCAGGCTTGGTGTGGAGTCCCCCTGCAAGAGGACTCCACTGCTGACATCACCCCGTCTGGACCAACAGATGAAGATGACGAACAGCAGCGCCTGGGGCAGGAATCGAACCTGCACTGTGCCGCACACGCTTCAGACTGAGACTCAGCTTCAGCCTTTGCCCCTGTACGGGGCACCCGCGCGCTCCTGCGCGGGAGTCTTGGGACTCACTGTGGAGTTGTGTCGCTAGCGCTTCACGCTAGCAGGTAGGAGAAGACCGCGGCAGCCGGTCGCTTCTGCTCGATCTCGGCGTCGTTGGCGTCCTCACGAGCCATCTGAACGGCGTCGATGAGCTTGTTGACGCGTTCGACCAACTCGTCACGGCGCTTCGCCGGGATAGCACCGGAGAACTTGGTCGTGGACCACTCACCGATCACGACGTCCTCCATGTACACCTCGGTCTGGGCCGGGTGCCGTTCGGTCGCCGGTGCCTTGGTGAGGACCCTCGGGATCTTCTTCGTCTTGGTGGTCTTCGTCGCCTCGGTACGGTACTGGTTGTTGGCCGTCTCGTCCGCAGTCCAGACCTCCGCCGGGTTGAGTGTCGGCAGGGTGCTGACCATGGTCCGCCAGTCGATGAGGCGCTTCTCCAGGAACAGCAGGTACGGAACAGGAGCGCCCTCGACGATGACCTGTCCGTCGATCTTCACGTCCGCTCGGGCGATCGTGTTACCCCACTCCTTGGTGGCCACCACATTGAACAGCTCAGTGAGTGCCTTGGCCGCCTGGTCAAGCTGGTCGGGTACCGTCTCCTGCACCTGGGTGCGCTCCGGCGGGAAGACGTCACCGTCCTCATCCTTCGGCTGGTACGTACGGCTCAGGCCCGCGAACGGCTCGGCCTTCTGAAGCTGGTGGTAGGTCTTGGTGATCGCCTTTTCAGTGCGACCCTTGAGACCCTTTTCCAACGCAACGATCTGATTGAGCTTTGTCATTTCTCTCCTTCTAGCTGTCTTTTTCGTGGGACCCGGAGGAATTGAACCTCAACGTCAGAGAGCTGATCAGGTCTCTCTTAAGCCCACCTAGCGGCCCCTCGTCCAGCCGCTGCTCAAGCATCGGCTGGACTCTCTGCAATCGCCTGTTCATAACGGGGGCGTCTGAACAGACTAGGAACCGGCTTCTGGTTTCGGTTTCCGTGCCGTTCAACCTATGAGGCGCTCGACGGTTTGTCAACTCGCCCTGTCACCAAGGTTTCATCCCATCCGGGAACGATGGAAACGGGCACGCCCTGGCTCTTCAGCATGTCAGCGACTCGCGGACTGTCATCCCACGCATGAAGAACGTAGTATCCCTGGTTGCTGGCCCGGATGTACATGTCGCGCTTGACGATGAAGTCCTTGCGATAGTCTCCGGTCTTCCGCATCTCAATGAGATCGATAGGCACTGAGTGCCGCGCGAGCCATTCGTTAAGACCGGAAGCATACTTGTCTGGCAGTCCCGTGAAGAGAAGGTTGACAAATCCCTCTTCATGCGTTCTGCGCGTCTCCGCAACGATGTGCTCGATGGGCGGACACAGAAGCGACTGCTCATAGAAGCTGTCATAGTCCCTTATCATCAGCAAATTGCGGACACTGGTCACATTGACAAGCGTTCCGTGGAAGTCGTAGAGGATGGCTTGCCTCATGCCGTAGCACCTTGCTGTGGGTAGTCCCAGAAGCCGTGCTGCCTCTCGATACGCTTGGCGATTTCACGAGCAGCATCCGGTCCGATTCGGACCTTGCCCTCACGAACTTGGTACATGAGTCGGCGGTGCTCGGTCCACGGCCGGAGGTATGACACAGAGGACTCGTACCGGGGAACGATCATCATCTCTCCTTTTTGTCAGTTTCCTGGGCTCCTGGTGTCCCTGTCTCTCTTTCCTATGCCAGACGTGTGTGCCGCACATACGTACGACACACACGTCTTTCGTGTTACTGGCTGTCGGTGCTCTCCCACGGCCATGCGCCGTCGCGTCCGGCCTCCAGGATGGGGATCAGCTTGAAGGTCTGGTCCGAGAGACCGCCGAGGTCGAACCGCGCCGCCGATCCGGTCGGCATCGGCGACGAGCTATACCCCTGAATGTTGAAGAGGTACACCGGCACGTCAGCGGGAACGGCACCACCGACTCCCTGCGCCGAGTAACCACGCGTTCCCTGGCCGTCCGAGAAGATGATCACTCGGTCGTGGTTGCGGTACGTCTGTCGCACCGAGCCCTCAATGTTCGTCCCGTAGCCAACCCGGTTCGCGTGCTGCCGTACAGCGTCGACCATGCGCAGGACGCTGCCGCCCTTCGGGACGACCATCTCAGCCGGGTAGTCGGCGTACTGGTAGAGGTCGACGTTGCCAGCGTTCCGCTGAGCCAGTGCACACGCGAACAGGCCAGCGGCCTCAAGGCACATGATCGACGACTTCTCCGACATCATGGCACCCATAGACCCAGAGGTGTCCGTGAGGATGAGCGTACGTCCGCTCAGCTCCGGCACGTTCACCAGGCACAGGTCGAGCGCCGTCTCCAGGGCGTGTCCCCAACGCAGGCTCGGCGCGTTCTTGTACGCCGAGTAGAACCGGAAGGGGAGCTGACGGCTCTTCGCTACCTCTTCGGCGTCGGCGAGCTTGGCGATCACCTGGTTGGCGAGGTCGTTCGACACGCCCGACTCGTCGAAGTTGCGCAGGTTCCGCAGCAGCGCCATGTACCCCATGGACGGGATCATGGCCTCCCACAGTTTGGCCTTGTCGACCTTGCTGCCGACCGCGGATAGTGTGTCCTCCCACGTCATACCCGCCTGACGCAGGACTTCCGAGTTCAGCCAGTCGTTCGGCTCGGCCTCAGAGCGCATCAACGCGTTACGGCGCAGCAGCCCGAGCTCGTCAGGGATTCCGTTCGCCCGGTTGTGACGCCGGTCGATGGCGTGCTTGAACAGTGGGCCCTGCCACAGCGCGCCTGGGTCGCAGTTGGGGTGGCACAGTTCGAGCACATCGGCGAAGCGGACGCTGTGGCTGGCCGTGTCGTACTTGAGCAGCGAACGCTGGTTGTACAGGCGGACAGCAGCGTCAGCGATGCCGCGCTTGACTGGCTTGGGGATGCGACGACCGTACGTCGCCAGCCAGTACGCGAGCATCTCGCCCGGCTCGTCGGCCCGGTAGAGCGCCGAGTCGATGACAGTACGGTTGGTCGGGACGAACCCATCGGCGTCAGGGTGTGGCACGTCAGCGCCCACACATCCCTTTGCTCCAGCGTCGAGACGTGCCTTGACACCGTCAGCCGCGATCATCAACGCTGCGGTACGGATGTTGGCCGTACGGCGAAGCCACTTCACGAACTGGGCGAACCAGGTGAAGTCATCGACGGCGACCTGCTGCGCGAGCTGACGAAGCGTTTCGTCACGCGTGTTGCCGGACTCGTAGAAGCGGTTGCTGCCGTCGTGGAACGAGGCGCTGGCACGGAGGAAGAGGTCCGTCTTGGCGTCCTTCTTCCAGCCCAGGCCGCCCTCGAACGTACGGGCGTCCGGGCCCTTTTTCGACGAGGTGCCCAGCGTGCTGGTCACTGTCGCCACGGGCGGCTTGGCACGGTGGTTACTCGTGTTGAAGCGGCTCATCTCTCTGTCTGCCTTCCTGTTCGCACCGGGCGTACCAGTGAGTGTCATGTCTCCCGAGATCAAGGTGCCGGACGGTGCATTCGGGTTTCTTTGGAAGAGAAAAGAAGTAACCGTGGTCGGC